GAGCCTTTAGCGCCGGGCTGATATGCGGCCCGGTATAAGCCCCGCGCTTAACGGTCCCAAACTTCGTCGGACGCGAGCAACTCTTCGGGTGTCATGCGCCGAGTCACCGGGTTCAATCCGATCGCCGACATGGCCGCCGCCTCGCTCTCGGCTGCGTCGTCCTCATCGATGAGGTCGTCCCACCCTTCGTCCTCTTCGTCGGCGTAGAGGCCCACGTCGAGGTCCGTGCCACCGTTCGGGTTCATAGGGTCGCTGCTACCGTTCGGTTCCTCATTTTCGGCTGGTAGGGACCCTCCGGAAATCATGGTCACGTCGCCGAAGCCCTCGTTGACGACGCCCCAATGGGCCAGCATCTTCGCCGCGACCACGTCGTCGTGTTCGCCCTCGGGCGCGGAGTAGCTCATCTTGCCTCCGGGCGTGATCTTCATGGTGTAGTTCTCGAACTCGGTCACCTGCGCGTCGCCGAGGATGAACGCGCGAGCCTCTTCCAAGTCCTTCGCGAGTAGGCGGACCATGTTGGTCTTGTGGGTCGTGAAGTTCAGCCCGATCACGTCATATCCCTCGGCCTCCAAGTCCTCGGTGACCGGATCGCCGACGCCGGTGGAGTCCACCATCAGCAGCACGCTCTCGGCGCCTGCCTTGCGCAGGCGGGCGACCGCGCGCCGGATGCGTCGCTTCTGCTCGGGCCATGTCACGGCCTGCATGCGCTCGAAGTAGCAGTTGCGCCGGTCGTTCATGTTGCAGCCGTAGAGGACCGTCCAGTCGTTCGTGCGCGCGAGGTCAATCCCGAGCGAGACGTAGCCCTTCGGCGGTCGGTCCTCGATCATGTTGTTGTCGAGGATGCGATCCTTCTGGATCGAGCGGTCGTCAAACATGAACACCGAGCTCCCGGCAGCCAAGAACTTCGCCTCGACCTCCTGCTCGTACTCGGCGCGCGGCATCGACTGCTTCATCTCTTCGACCTCGCCCTCCGGCAGGGTCGGGTTCGACCACGAGGGGAACGTCCACGAGTCGAAGCCGGGCTGCTCGGGGTCTTGGCCCTGCTGCCAGACGCGGTAGAACCAGTTGCGGCCGCGAGGAGTCGAAATCATGATCGCTCCTCCCTGCCGGTCCATGAGCGTCGGCCGGACGATCTGGTTCCAAATCCTCATCGGCATGATCGCCGCCTCGTCCATCACGGCGTAGTCAACGCCTGCGCCGAGCATGCCCTCGGGGCGCTCGGCAGAGTAGAACTCCATGCGGGTGCCGTTCTTGAAGCGCAAGATCACCGATCGGCCGGCATCGAAGTTCGTGTCGGGCGGCGGATCGTGGGTAAGCACGCCGTCCGGTAGCTGCGCCAGCACTTCGGCGTAGCCGCGCTTGACGACCTTGTAGGTCGGCGCGACCCACCAGAGCATCTGCTTCTTGGCGCGGGCCTTCTTCGTGATGATGTGCGCCGCCAGCTTCGTCTTGCCCCAACGACGGCCGCAGTTCATCACCAGGAACCGCGCTTCGGACGAGAGGACTTCCTGCTGACCGGCATGCGGCCGCAGGGTGATCTTGCCGAGCGACTGCATCAGCTTGCGGAACTGGTCCGGGTCGGACTCCCGCAGAGCGTCGAGCCGATCGTAGGTGTCCATGACTACTCCTGCTCGGCGGCGACCGGCAGCTTGCGGACGTTGTCGGGCAGTTCGACGCCCGGCAGATCGCCGCGCTTGCTGGTGAAGAGTTGCTCTAGCTGCTCAGCAGCCTCAGGGTTCTCTTCCAGCCAGTTCTGCGCCTCGGCGATCGTGTCCTCGTCGGCCTTCTCGGTCTGAGCGCGCAGGGCGCCTCCGAGGAACTCCTTGCGGATCGCCAGTAGCTCGGTCACCGTCATTTCGTTCGCGTGTTCGAGGCGCTCGGCGATTACGCCGTCCACCTTGCGGGTGACCTGTAGGACGCGGTCCTCGATGATCTTGAGGGCGATCGCCTTGACCCTAGGGTCGCGACGCCAGCGGGTGATCGTGTCCACGTCCTTGACCTCGAACAACTCGGCCATCTGCTTGCGCGAGAGGCCAGCGGCGAACGCTTCGCCGACCGACTTGGCGAAGTCCGGGTTTGCTAGTGGAGAGGGTCGTGCCATGAGTTAACCCCTATTCTACGGCAGCGATGGACAGGTCGAGTTCCGGCCCTATCGTCGGGTACGGCGTCACCGCACCGTTGGGCCAGACCAGCCGACATGAATGGGCGATGTGGCGGCCCGCAGCGATACAGAGCCGGTCGGCGAGGTCAAGGCTGATCGTGACCTTCGCCTCGTCGGGATTCAACACCCGATAGACTGTGCGCGTCGAGACCCGAGCGCGCTCGGCGATCAACCCTACGGCCGCGCCGTTGCCTGCCTCGTCGGCGGGCTGCACCACTTGCCGGAGGACAGCCTGCACGTCCTCCGTCAGCACCCTAGGTTCCGGTCCTTCGTGAGTTTCCAGTACGTCGTCTAGTAGCGTTGGCATCGTTCGTCCTTGTGTCGTGGGTCTCGGATTGGGTTGCCCACCACCCTAGGGATGCTATGCCTCCTGTAGCTTCTTGACCTCCTCAACGAACTTGGTGAACCACTCCGGCTCGGTACAGTCGCCCTCGCACGGGCAGATGATGCCGCCGCACATGCCCGGAGGACACGGTTGGACGATCTTCTGATGCTTGTCGTGCATCCCGTAGCGGCAGGATGTGCAGAGTCCTAGCGCCGCCATGGCCACCTACGCTGAGTCTTGTAGGTCTCCTTCAACTTCTTGCGGATCAGCTTGGCCTCGGCCTCGCTGACCTTCTTGAAGTCGAAAGCGGCGCTAGGGTCCCTGTACAGCTTGAACGGGGCGAAGGTCTCCTGAATGTGCGGGTTGTCCTTGTTGACGAGCGCACAGCCGATCGCGGTCGGAGTCAGTTCGCCGTCGAACTCGGTGCGCCCTTCATCGATGATGAGCGCGCACTTGACGCCGCGTTCTTCGAGGTACTGCTTGGCGACGAACAAGCCCTGCGGGCCGTCCGGGGCCGCGAGGACGATCTTCGTGTAGTGGTTGGCGACGTACCAATCGTTGTGTAGGTTCGAGTCGGGGTCCGTCAGCCGGTACGCCTCGACGGCGGCGTGGGCAGCCTGAGCGGCCGCCTTGCCGGTGGACATGCGCGGCTCGGTCGGCGCGAGCAAAATGTACATGACGGCGTTCATCAGTCGAGTACCGTCCAGCCCTCTTCGTCGCTGTAGGCTTCCGCGTGCCAGCATCGCCGGCACCAGCGCTCGCGGTAGTCGGTCTCCCACCTGTGGCCGAGGACGAAGCAGAAGATTCCCGGGTAGCTGAACAGCCAGCCAAGCACGGTCCTCATTCGTAGGACTCCTTCTCGACGCTGTCCGGCACGGGCAGAGGCAGCTTGAGGAGCTCGACGTTGGTGAAGAACACGTAATGCTGGATCGCGTCGTTCTGGTGTCGGTTCTCGGTGAGCGGCCGGTAGTACAGTTCCTCCGCACCCGCAGCGACAGCCGCCGCCTTGATGTTCGCACCCTGGAAATGCAGCGGCGTGTTCGTCATGCGGCACATGAACGTGATCGCGCCGATCACGCGAGCCGTGCGGACCTTGTCGAAGTGCATGTTCTCCAACTCCCACGGGTACAGGCGGAAGTCCTCGCAGACGACGCGCTGCACCGGCAGCTTCATCTGCTCGGGATCGACGCCCTCGCGGACGTGCGTGTCGCTGAACAGCGGGTTCGGCCCGACGTACTGCGTCTCCGGCGCCGTCCCGGCCGGGTCGTGCATCTTGTCCCAAATCGCGTCGGCCATGGGCCACATCTTCTCGGTCCCGGCCGCGAGCAAGTCGAGGCCGCGCCCCATGCACCAGCCGAAGTCCTCACCCGGGTCGCAATAAAGCGTCAAGAAGTTCTCTTGGACAGCGCTGCTCATACCAGCTTCCCCTGCCTGCACCCGTAGTTCGGGTCGTGGCTGCTAAAGCACACGTCGCACGGCTCACACTGGCAGAAGCGGTTGGGTTCGTTGCAGCCCTTGCAGGTGCCGTCCGGTCCCGCCTCCCACTCGGCGAACTTCTCCTTCGTGATCTGGACAATCTCGACGCTCATTCGGGCGCCACCCATCGCTCGACGGGGACCGCGACCGGGAGGTCGAGTGCGAGCCACCGGCGCATCCTGCGGTGCCACCGCCTGCGCCAGTTCACTTCGACACCACCACGCGCGGCTTGAGTTCAGCCGGGACGTGCTGCATCACGGCGGGGCGGTAGGCGATCTGACCGTTCGCGTCGATGAACGGCTCCTGCCCAACGCCGAGCGTGTGCGAGTCGGCCTTGACCTTCCCGGCGAGGATCATGTCCTTCGCCTGCTTGCGAGTGTTCGCATAGTTGCGATCGCGAAGCCACTGGATCAGGTCGAAGTACGCCGGGGGTGTCCGGCGCATCGCCTTGCGCATCTTATGCGCAGGCGTTCGTGTGCGGGCGCCCTTGCCCACTACTCGTCGTCCAGCGGGGACTTGCGCTCAGCGACCGGCGGGTCCTCGTCCTCGGGCGGGTCCACGGGGACCGGCAGAGGCGCGGGTTCGCTGTCGAGCGGCGAGGGGTTGACCGGCTTCGGTGCGGGAAGCGGCTCGACCTCTACGTCACCGAGCGGTCCGGAGGCTGCTTCGTTCTTGACCTCGCCGAGCGGCGACGTGCGGGCGCGGCGCTGTCCGGCCTCGGGCTTCTCGCCCGGCGCCTCGACGGCGAACACTTCCTCCGGCGTCTTGCCAGCGGCGGCGGTCGAAGAATCGACAACGCGAATCTTCTGCTGCTCCTGCTCGATCACGACCTCGGGGATTTCCTTCACGTCGTAGAGCGCGCGGCACTTGCCGAACGGCTCATCGAGCGTGGCTCCGAAGTTGGTCAGGGGCGTGAGGATCACGCCTGCGGCGTCGCCTCCGGTCCACTCGCCCTTGTGCGAGTGCGAGACCGGCGACTGGCCGACGACTCGGACCTCGTTGTAGGGGAACGCTTCCCCGGTCTCTGAGTCGGCTTCCTTGGGCTGCTTGAGTGCGAGGATGGTGTCCTTTGCGTACATTAGTGGGCCTCCTTGAACTTGGTCAGTAGGGTGTCGTGTCGCCGTTCACGGCGTTCTGTTTCTTCGTGAATGTCCTCGACGGAAAGGCCGGCAAACTGCAACTCAACGCTCTCGCGCTGTAGTCGGCGGATTGCCATGCCGTTGCGTACGATCTGATTTGCCAGTCGGCGGCGCTTGAGCGAGCGCCAAAAGGTCAGTTGCATACCTGGAACTGTACCACATTAGCCCTTGTGGAGCGCGTACAGCGCCCGCGCGACTCGGTCTACCAGCGATTCCTTCGCATGTTCAAGGGCTTCCTCGTGGGTCCGCCACGCCGCACTCGGGAACCACTCCTGCGCAAGGTCGGTCGCGTTGTTCAAATCGCGCATGGCGACGTGGACCCACTCGTGCAGGATCACTTCGTCTAGCTCGGCAGCAGACGCACCGTCGAGGTAGTCGCGGTTGAAGTAGAACCGGCAGGAGTCGTAGTCGGTAGCGACAGAGCAACCGGCGTGGCTGAACAGCTTTCCGGGTACGTCACTGGTGATCGAGACCTCATCGATCCGGAAGTGGGCCACACCAAGAGGCGCCAGCCGCTTCTGCCACGCCTCGATTCGCTTTCTGAGTTGGGCATCGGTCACGCCGCCGCCAGCACTTCATCGACAGACGGCACCGGACGCTTCTCGCCTCCGGCCCACTCCGGGGTGAACAAGTACGGCGTGTCGTCGTCCAGCTTCAACTGCTTCGCGTCCGACCAGCGCTTGACGATTTCGGCCTCGGCCTTGAGCGGAATGACGCCCTTGAGACCCTCGAACTCGGTCATGCGCTGCTCGCAGAGCGCGGCGACTTCCTTCGCGTCGGCGACGGGGACGTGAGCGACGACCTCGTCGTGGACGAGCGCGACCATCGGGACGCCGTCCTCGTGCAGCTTGATCGTCGCGTACTTGAGCAGCGACGCAGCCGTTCCCTGTACGAGGTAGTTCGTCGCCTTGTAGGCGTCACGCGGATCGACGCGGAAGCGGCGGCCGCTGATTAGCTTGTCGGCGATGTAGCCGTCGTCCTCAAGCCGGTAGGCGATGCGGTTCTGCAACCGGGCGACCTCCGGGTAGGCATCATCGAACCGGCGCTTGAGCAGGCGAGCCTCGTCCATCGAGCAGCGGAACGAGCGCTTGATCGTGCGCAGGCCGCCGCCGTAGATGCGCGAGAAGTTGTACGTCTTGCCCAACTGGCGAGCCGTCTCGATTCCGCCACCCGGCCGCTTACGATCGCGCAGGCCGAGCATCTTCGCCGTGAGAACGTGCAAGTCCTCGCCCTTGCGGACCGCATCGAGCAGGCGCCCCTCGCCGCAGTACGCAGCGAAGAGGTACATTTCGATGTTGGTCAAGTCGCACGTCACGAAAACGTAGCCCGGGTCGGCGACGATGTTGTAGCGCAGCCGCAGATCGTCTCGCGGCTGGTTCTGCATGTTCGGGTCCGAGCAGGACATGCGGCCCGTGCGAGCGCCGACCTGACGGTAGTTCGCGTGGATGCGCTCGTCCGGCGCGATGAACGGCTCCTTGTAGACGTTCATGGCCGAGACGTACGACCGGCCGATCATCGGGCGGACGTAGGTGGACAGCACCTTGAACTCCGAGCGGAAATCCAGGATCGCCGCAGCGAGCTCGTCGTCAACCGCGCGGAGGTTCTCCGCGTCGGCCGACAGCTTGCCGTCCTTCTCGGACATGTAGCTCATGTCCGCACCGCGCGCCTTGAGCGCGGCGAGAATCTGCGGCGTGGACTTCGGGTTGAACTCGTCCAGCGACGCAGCGCCGCCCTCGTAGGAAATGACGGTCCCCTCGGAGTTGACCTCGACGTGGTGCTTGCCGGGACCCCAATTCTTCGGACCGGCGAGTTCCTTCGCGTAGACGACCGGGTCGCCCTCGCGTGCGAGCGCCATGACGCGGTCCTCTAGCTTGCCGAGGTTGTCCACGACCTCCTGTTCCAGCTTGCGGTACTCGTCCTGATGTGCCGGCAGTCCGCGCTTCTCGATCGCGTACAGCGCGTCGAGCGCCTTGCGCTCGAACTCCACGACGCCGGTGAGTTCAGCGTTCAGGCGTGGCTCGTACGTGTCGCAGACCTGACGCTGCAAGATCACGTCCTCAAGCCCGTACGGCTCAAGAATCTCCATCGGGACGTGGGAGAAGTTCGCGCGCTCGTACTCCGGCTCGCCGTTCTCACGCGCTTCCTTCTGGCGGCGGCGGTTCTCTTCGTTGAGCCACTTCTTCAACTTCTTCTGGTCGTCGGCCGCTTCCTCGCCGAACAACTCCGACGCGACGGCCTTGAGCGCGACCGAGCGGCGCTCGTTGAGCGCGTGCGCGGTCACCATGCCGTCATGCCAGCAGCCGTCGCCGGGAATGTCGAACACGCCCGCCGCGTCGGCGAAGGCGCGGTCGAACTTCGCGTTCCACGCGCGGATGCCCTCGGCGTGGCCGCGATTGAACCATTCCTGGATTCGAGCGCGGGCGCCCTCGTGGGCCGGGTCGCCGTCGTTGGCCCACTCGGGCCAGTAGGTGATCGCCTCGTGGTTCTCTCCGTCCGAGAAAATCCACAGGAAGGCGTCGTGCTTGCCTGACCACGGCTGTAGGCCGGTGGTCTCAACGTCGAACTCGATCATGCAGCCTCCTTCATCTTCGCAGCGGCCGCCTTTTCCCTCTTGGTGTAGGCGCGCTCATCGGTGTGCCGATCTTCTGGCTTGAACTCAAACAGTAGCGCCTTGCTCGGACGGAACCACTCGTGGAGGACGTGCGCATCCATGTGGCGGCGATGGGTCGGCTTGTCGTCCTCTCCGGGCGGCAGCGGCTTGACATACAGCAGCGCCAGCCTGCGCGGGTTGTGGGCCTGTACCTCGGCAAGCCGCTTGCGCGGGTTTGTCGAGTGTCCGACCTTGCAGAGCGTAAGGGCGCCTCCTGTCGAGCGTCCCGGCTCGTACTCCGTCTCGATCATCATGTAGAGGTAGTCCTGAACTTCACCGGAGCGCTGCGCCGTGCGGTCACGAATGACCCCTAGGGCCGCTTCGTACTCCGGATCGCTGTCGCGCTCGTCCACGGTGTACTCGTGTCCAGCGGTCACTAGGGTCGCAGGGGATTCTACCTCGCGGCCGTTGAACCAGTCGCAGAAGTCCTGCGCCGCCATGTCGGCGGCTGCCCGGCGCGGTCCGTACCACGTCGGGAAGTTCGGGTTGTAGGTGCCGCCGCTGTTGACTTGAGCGCGGAACGGCCGGTGCCTGTTGTGGGCGCCGCCGCTGAGGACGTAGTCGTAGCCGCTCTTGACCTTTCGGTTCCTGAGGTCCCTAGGGGTGATAGGGCGACCCAACTTCTTTAGCTTCGGCAGCCGCATCAGAGGCTCTCCACCGCGCGCACGACCTGACTCTCAAGGTCGCCGAGGCTGCCGGAGTTGTCGAGTTCGGTGGTGACAAGGTGGTCGGGAAGTCGCTGCTCGGAGTCGTGGCCGTCCGACGACGCCTCCGGTCGCTCGACGCGCCAGACCTGACCGCCGAGACCAAGCACGCGCTCGGCCTCGTTCTCGAACCGCAGATCGGTGATCGCGACGCAGTCCACGCCGGGGAAGCGATGCGACAACTCGATGCGGTTGGCGTCCTGCTGCGCTTCCTCGCTGTAGACGTGCGAGAGGCAGGGGCGCGGAAGCACCTGATCCACCCAAAAGTCGGCGCCGAACAGCTTGCGCATTTCGGTGCCGATGTTCTGTAGGTACTGGCGGCCGGTGATCGACGTGAAGTAGGCGGCGTTGGCGTCCTCCGGGCGAACGTCGATCATCCACCGCTCCTTCGCCACGTCCATGATCGCGATGCACTCACGCTCGGTCTCTTCGAGGTATCCGAGCGCGCGGGCGCCGGCAATCTTCACCTTGTCGGCGAAGCCGACCTGATAGACGACGCCCTCGCCGCCGACGTAGTGGTCGTGCAAGAAGTTGGCGGCGGTGTTCTTTCCGCTGCGCTTGAATCCGTTGATGCCGATTAGGTGCATGTGATACCTCCTAGTTGATTAGTTCAGCGTGCCGCGCGAGGAACTCATCGCGGGCCTTTTGCGGAGACAAGCCGCTGCGCCAGTACGAGGGCGTCTGTTGGCTTTCCTCCCACAACTCTTCATCGATCTGCCAGTTCTTTAGGTGATCGGTCCAGTTGATGCCCTTGGACGGTAGCAGGAATCGGGCTTCAACGAACAGCGCCCAATTATCTGCCGCCTTGACCTCGGGCGCGTGGAAGCTGCCGACGCTCAGTCCGAGCCGCAGCGAGTCCACGATCGCCTGATCCATCCGGGCGGTCAGCGTCTTGTAGGCCGAGCCGAGCAGCGGCTTCATGGGGCGCGGAATGTCGCCGAGGTAGGCTTCCGCGTCGTCATGGTGCAGCCCGGCGCGCTGGCGCCGGTTCGAGGAGTCGAGCTCCTCCATGCGGCGACTGACCAGCACGGCATGCTCGGCGACCGAGTAGAAGCGCTTACAGTGGCCGCCGTACCGGCAGGTGTGCGAGAGCGCGTGCGCAATATCTTCGAGGTTGATCGTCGCCGGGTCCGGGTGGCGAGTGTCAACGAAGATGCCGCTGTACGTCTCTACGTCGTATTGTGAGTTCGGGGTCGCCGTCATGGTTACCTCCTAGATCGCGAGGGCGCCGTCGCCGGTGTCACCGTCTCCGGTGGGCAGTCGGTAGCGGGCGCCGGTTGAACCGTCCTGCGTCGAAATCGAAGGCATCTTCTTGACGCGCTTCTCTTCCTCCAACTTCTTGACGATCGGCCGCAGCTTGGCCTTGGTCTCGCCGGTCTCTTCGGCGATGGCGGACAAGTTTAGCGGCTCGTCGTCGGCCTCGCGCAGGAGCGCAATCACGCCGTCTGCGATCGCCGAGGTCGGCACCCACTTGTACCATCCCGTGTCACGGTCCCACTCCATGCGGACCGGGGTGGGCGGCGGCAGGTAGCGGGCCTTGCTCCACGTCATTTCGCGGTACTCGCCGTCCTTGACCGACTCGAAGTTCTCCATCACGGCGACGACGCCCTCAAGCACGGTCGAGCCGCGAGCCATGCTCATCTTGTCGTCACCGTCGTCGTTGCCCTTGCGCATGTGGTGCGACAAGATCACGGCGCAGTCGAACTCTGTTGCAAGCGCAACCATATTGTCTACGACGACCGCCATGTCGGTCGCCGAGTTCTCTTCGCCGCTCCATAGCGACCGGAACGGCTCGATGAACACAATGTCCACGCCGCCCTCGATCGAATCGATCGCGCGCCGCAATCCCTGGACTCCAACATCGTTGTCCAGCTTCATGCCCGAGTAGCCGCCGTCGCCGTGGACGAAGATGTTGTCGAGGCAGAGTTCCTGCTGCTCCGGGTTGAGGTCGCCTTCCTTGACGAGCAGGCCGACCTTCTGGTGGAACATGGAAGCGTTGCCCTCGTTCTCGGCGATCATGGTGCGCAGAGGCTTCTCGGGGCTGAGGTAGGTGTTTCCGTCGTGGTCGGTCCAGCCCGGGAACAACTCCCGCCCGGCCGCCCACGCGAAGATGCGGTTGAGGTTCATGGTCGTCTTGCCCTTGCCGGCACGTCCGAGGGTCGCCGTGATTTCGCCGCGCACGGCGATCGTCGGCCACACCAGCGACGGCGGGATCGGGATTTCCTTTTCGAGGTACTCGCGCAGGCGCGTCACGTCTGCCGTGAACGCCTCGTCCGGCGCGGCGTCAACCGCGCGCATCTTGACCTTCGCCATCAGCCGAGCGCGCTCGGCCTCGTCGGTGACTCCGGCTAGGTGCGAAATGAACGCCTCGACGGCGGGGATGCGGTCAGTCATTCTTCACCATTTCATCGAGGTCGGAGTCGAAAACGTGCGTGGCGACTTCGCGCACCTTGATAGCGGGCGAGTAAGCGTCGTCTAGCAGGCAGTTGATTTCGCGCTCGACCGCACCGACAAACTGATCCCGGTCGCCGAAGTTGTAGACGCCCTCGTCAATGGTCACGATCAGTCGCATACCGGCACCTTGACTACGTCCTCGACGCGATCGAACGCCTGCTTGGCGCCCGTGTAGTCACCGGAGAAGTTGCGCTTCTCGTACTGCAAGACGAACAGCTTGTCGGGCGTGGTGTCCTTCGACTTGTAGAACTCAGTCGGGCGCGAGTTCCGGTCCTGATCGACGCGCATGTAGTAGAAGCCCTCGATTTCACCCATGCGGCTGCCCCGCGTGTTGAACGGGCTGCCCTTCGGGGCGGGAACGTAGGCTCGACGCGGTTCGGTCTTGTCGCGGTGCGGGACGAGCGGAACGAGTCCAGCAACGCGGGTCTCGAACAGCTTGGCTCCGCCTCGACCGGCTGCTAGAGCAACGACGATCCTGTCGCCGACTGAAAGTGGGCTTCCGAAACGATCGGTGTATTGCATGGGATCAACTCCTTGGATTAGCGATTGGACATGAGGGGTGCGCGTACGGAGCGAACAGTGGATCGTCGCATCCGGTGCTGGTGAACTGGCCGCGCTCGGCGTTGCCGAGGATGCGGCGAATCTCTGAGTCAGCGATCCTATCAGGACTCGCATCGTTGACGCTGCGCATCATCATCAGCGCTTCCTCGTGGTCGCAGTCGCGCCAGTTGGTCAACTGCTTGGCGAGCGCGAAGAACACCGCCGCTCGGTGGCCCTCACGGATCGGGTTCACGTCGGCGGTCTCGATGATGTGGTCCGCGCAGATGTGCAGCCGCGCCTGCTCGCCGAACTCGGTGTTGCGCTCGCGCTGCTCGGGCGGGCTGATGAGAAGCCACTGAGCCTTGCGCCGCCACTCTTCCGGGTCGTTGCGGTTGGTCAGCGCCTCGTGCAGGAACTTCTCTACCCGCCACGGATGAAGGACGTGAGTGGTGCTTCCCGCGTCTGTTTGAAGCCGCGCTTCGCTCTCCACGATCGGCCTGCTGACTCCGTGATACGGCAGGTTGATGTAGTTGCCCAACTTCACCTTCGAGAAATCGTGGTTCTTCGGGAACACTTCGACGTGCTGCTTCCCGGCCGCGAGCGTGGCTTCCTTGAGGACGCCCATCGCGACCCACGCCTCGCAGGGCGAGGCGAAGAACACCCAAACGTGAGCGTTGCCCGAGCGCGACTGCTCCACGAACGACGTGCCGGGGATGTAGTCCTGCATTTCGAACGCGGCATCGAAGTCCGGCTCGTCCAGATCGATCGCAGCGAACATGACGTTGTTGTCCGGCCGCAGCGGCGCGATCCCGATGCCGGCACCCTTGCCGAGCAGGTGGTCGTTGTAGACGCCCTGCGTCACGGGCTGCTTGACCCACCGGCCCTCGCCGGTCCCGTAGGCGGCGTCGAGGCCCTGGAATAGGTCCGCGAACTGCTCGGAGACGACGATGCCGCTCACTCCCACGTACCCCACACGAGCCACGGCAGGAACGAACCGAACAGCCACAGGATCACTAGGACCCCGCAGATTGCGACTGCGGCCGCCTCGGTCAGCGGAATGAGCAGCGCCACTAGGGTCGCGATCACCGCGAGCGTCAGGGCGACGCGCACGGACCACTTGTTTGCGGTCTCGGCCTTC